TTCTTGTATTTGTAATTGTGCTGTTTTATAAATGTTCCAGGAATTGTCAAATCCTTTGGGATCATTTCTATGTGTTTGTCTTAATTCTATTGCTTTTCTTGAAGCAGAATTTTTTAACTTAGCAATATAACCATCATCACCACTACTTTTTAATTCTTTAGCAAATTTACTTACTGTACTACCTGCTTGCATTTGAGTAGCATAAGCATTTTGCATCATTTGATAACCAACTGGTCTTACAACTCTTGGTAAATTTCTTTGTCTACTTACTATTTCTTTTCTTTCTACTGCCATAATTATCTCCTAGTATCTACTCCTCCTGATTGTGTTCCTTCTTTTCCTTTCACTCCACCAGAACCTGTTGGTTTAGTTCCACTTCCTCCACCACTTTGTGTCTTTCCTCCTCCATATTCTCCAGGGTATCTTTCAATTCCTCCTGTTTTTTTTTTTGGGGAAGGAGTTTTTTTCATACTGGCAACAAATCCTGCTGATTCAAAAAGTATTTCACCTATTTGTCCTTTATATGTTTCTCTTGCTGCTTTCTTTTCTAACTCTGTTCCATGTATATTATATTGGTTTTCAATTAATTTATTTCTTTTATCTGCTAAAATTTCTCCCATATCAATATCAAATAATTTGTCCTGATGGTATTCCATAGCTCTTCTTGAACCAAAATCAGAATACATAACTCCCATAGCACCATATGCTGCTCGTCTTTTAGATTTTGATTCTTCTTCTTCCTGTCTTAATTGAAGTTCATCTTGTTTTGATTGTTCTTCAATTTCTTTTCTTTGTTGTTCTAATTGTTGTCTTTGTAAATCTGCTGATGCTTTGGCATAATAATATTGTCCTTTTGCTGCACGGGCTTTCATTACTTGTCCTGCTGCAAACAATGCTACTTGTAAATATGGATTTCCACCACCCATTTTAAAAACTTACCTCTAAAGCCATTCCTAATACTTTTGCTTCCAATGGTTGATCTTGTGTTACAGTTATAGTTGGAGCATTACCATATCCCATAATGGCAACTTCTTTTCTTCCTGTAAACGCACTTGGATCTGCCTGTTGGTCATCTTTGACTTCTCTAAAAGTTATATCTTTATTATTAACTAATACATTTCTTGCTGTGTTTAAATCTATATTTACTCTATTAACTCTTCTTTGTTCTCCAGTAAGTGGTCCTCCAGTAACAACTGTATCTACTGGCATAGTTTCTAATGTAGGAGTATAATTATATCCTCCTCTAACTGTTGCATGAGCTTCTGATAAAACTATTTTGTTATTACCAACAGTTGATTCTGGCATAGCATATATTGGAGAATCGCTAGGAGCTGCAAATTTTAATGCCTGTCCTGTTAATGTAGTCAAGCCATCATGTATTCTAGTTACTGTAAAAGTTATAGCTGCGTTATCAGCAGGAGTAGATGCTAAAGCATCATTTAATGTTAATGTTACTTCACCACTAGACATAGTTGATACACCATTTATTGTATGTGTTTCTGATAATCCTGCAATAGTGAATTGTTCTCCTACAAATGGTTGGTCAGTTAATCCATCTACAACTAAAGTATTACCAGTATTACTTGCTCCTTTAACTAATGGAGTTCCGTTAGCATAGGCAGTATCTGTAAAACTACAATCTAATGTTATAGTATTATCTTCACTAAATTGTTCTAATGTAAAAATATCTGTAGTTCCAGGAGATGATGCATCTGATATAGTAAAACTTCCACTTCCTTGAGATGTTAATACTAATCTAGTTGTTGCTGAATTAGCTGCTGCTCCAACTGATGTAGTATGTAAATAAAAAGTATTTGTGTTTACTGCATAAACATAATAAGTGGTTTCTCCATCAACATTTGTTGCAACACTATTAACTGTTCCTGATGGATATACTCCTCCATTATTAGTTACAATCACATCATTACCTGTTGATAATCCATGACTAGTTTTAGTAAATAAACCATTTGATACATTAATTGCAGTTGCATCTACAGAAGTTAATATATTATCTTTTTGTCTTTTACATACTGTAAACAATTTGTTATCTACTGCTTGAACACTAATATATCCTGTATTAGATGTAGATGTATATCTTGTATTCCATTCTGTCCATCCTGCTAATTTTTCAGATCTGATAGAATGAAAGACTGACATAGTACCATCATTCATTATCCAGAAAGCAAATTGTTCTGGTCTTTTTTCATTACCATAAATAACAGTTGAATCTGTTGGAGTATTAATTAAATGTCCTGAAGTTAAACTTATAGAATCTGCTGTATATGCAGATTCTAAATCTGTATATAAAAATTCTCTAATAGACTTTCCATTTTTTTGTGAAAATAATGTAGCACCATCTAATAATTGTGGTTGTGTTCTATCTGCACCATGAGGAGTTTGCCTTCTAAATGTTATACTAGCAGGAGTAGCTGCTGTAGTAGTAGCTGATGTTTCATAAAATTCACCTGAATCTGTAAATAATTGTAAATTTCTAGATGATACCAAATGTCTAACCTCATTAACTTGATCTGTTCCTAATAACACTTGTATAGCATCACTTGCTGATGCATTATCAACATCAAAATTATCATAATCAGAAGTTTGAGATGCAAAAATACCATTAGGTAATGCAGGTGTTCCTGCAAACCATAATCTATCTTCGTGAAATACAACTGCCGAAGGATATCCTTGTTCAGCAGAAAATGCTTGTTCATCCCAGTCTTGATCTGCTGTACTACTTGCTAAAGTTTCTAATACAGTTCCATTCATAACAGTTGCACTAGATTTAGTTGTAGTTAATATTTCTTTTCCTTTATATCTAACTCTTATTGCTTCATGGTCATCTGTCCAATAATCAGCAGATGTAGTTAAAGTAATTGTTCCTGATGTTCCACTAGGATTTAATGTCATAGTAGCAGGAGCAAATTTATAGTAAGGTTGATAAGTTGGGTTGCCTGAAGAATGAGTTGCAAAAGAAAAATTACTTACTGTAAAAGTAGTTGCTGAAGTTCTTAGAATAGCTTGTGGTCGCATTAGTCTATGAACTATATACATCGTATCTCCATATTGTGCAAAATTTAATTCAAACAACATAGCAGTAGTCCAAGGACAACTTGTAATTTCTTGGGTTAAACTAATAGTTGAATTATTTACATCATAGATTCTTAATTTTGTATTCATAAATACAAAAAGATATTCTTCTGTATCTGAAAAAATAAAAGGAAGTAATCTTCCAGTACTGGCTAGAGCGTCAATATATAAACTGCCAGGTCGTCTCATTACTCCACCTTGTTGAAGTAAGGAAAAATTTTTTAATTGTGTACATCCTTGAAAGTATGCTGTTACATCACTTCTGGATGCAAGATTAGGATCTAGTTCTCCTGCTGAAAATGTAGATAATAAAGTTTTTATCTGTGGCATATCTAACTTCTTGAACTAACATTTTTTCTAAATACAGTAAACCTTGATTTATCTAATACTTTATTTGTTCTTTCTTGAGCATCTAAAGTTCTAGCTGTTCTCATTTGTATTTGAAATTTTTGTTCAAATGCTCCTACTAATTGTGCTGATCTAGCGATTGCTGCTCCAAATAAACTTGCTAATTGATATTCTAATCCTGCTATAAAGTATGGTGGAAATTGATCTTCTTCTTGTCTAAATGTATAATCCATTATAACAGTAGCTGTACTATCTAAATTACAATAAACTTTATCTCCATACTTTTCATATTTAACTAAATTATCATTAACTGTTACAGCATGTATCATAATACAATCTGCTGGTACTTGATATCCAGCATCCCATCTACCATGTGGTGTATCTTCTAATCTGCTAAGTTGAGCTTGTTGTGTTGAAAATCTCCATCTTGATTGAGTAAGTAAAGATCTTAATGTATCTTCATATAATTGATTTGCTACATCTGATTCTGTTGTGCCATCATCAAACGAACTTATAGTATTTGCTCCAATCATAGTTAATGCTTTGGAACATATATCAAATTTTGTTGTCGATTCGTTTGTATTTACAGCAACCATATTTTTCTCTTAAGTTTGCCAGTTTCTGTTTCCGAGTACTGGCGAACTCAGAATCTTAATTCATTAATGTTAATCCACTTTAAGCAAGTATTACTGTATCGAGATTAGTTCCACCATCATCGACAGATACTATTAAAATATCTACGACAGCATTAGAACCACCACTATTTACAAAAATGATATCTCCAGCAGTTAATTCTGCTTCAGATA